GTCACACGGCCCCTGCCGATGACCGCCTGGATCCGCCGGCCAATGCGCTGAAGCATGCCCTCGGTCTTCACTGGCTCAAATCCGGGATATCGCCGAACGTCGGCTGCAGGAGAATCGGTTGAGGGCGAAATGCGTCGGGCGACATAAGCATCAGCTCCGCGGTCGTGCCGCGCTGGTCGTCGCGCTGGAAAGTGACCTGCCCGATGACGAAATCGTTCGCAACCAGCTTCAACGTCGGCAGCCGAACCGGCGCGACCGTGTTCGGGCGCCACAGGCGACCGCCTGAGTCCCGCCAGCTGTCGCACGTGAGGCGGACGACACGGGAGTGTCCGGCGCGGCGCGCCATCTCCCACAACGCACGTTTCTGCGCGATCTCGTTGCCTCCCCCGCCCGCCTCCGCGATCAGGATGAGCCCACGGTGCCGGGCGACGTTGGGATCCTTGATGGTGAAGATGAGATTCCCGCCGTCACCCAGATCGGTGAGCACGTCGACCGCCTGCAGGAACACTTGGTAGTCGCTGTATCGTTGGTCGGCGGAGTACTCTACCTGCGCGTCCAGCACGTTCTGGCCCTCGGCAAAGCCGCTGGCGGCGCGCTCGGTTCCCACCTGGGCCAGCCGAAGGTCACCGGTCGGCAGGTCGTAGGCCAGCAAGGCCGAATACCGCGAGACACGCTCGATCACCTCGAAGGCTGATTCGCCAAGCATGAGGTTGAACTGCGGTATCACCGGCAGGTCCTGCACCGTGCACTGAACGCCAATGCCATAGACCGCCGCCAGCTTCTCGGCGATGCCTTGGGCAGTCGCGCCGCTGATTTGGCCGCCGGGCCACTCGGCCGCGCAGTCCACAAGATCGGCGCACTTGGATCGTCCGACCACCGTAATGCTGTGCTGCCCAGCCGACAGGCTCGGCACGAAGCGGTCCACGTAGCCGGTGATCACCACGTCGCCGCCGGCCTCGACGGTACACGCCGCGCCAGGCTTCGCGACCACTTGGGCCAGCTCGCCGGGATACCGCTCGGTGAGCCCGATACTGAAATCCGACGGCAGTCTCTCGATGCCTTGCGTGATACGGATGTCAGTCCAACCCGCCATGGCCTGGCCGCCGATAGTGAGAGTCACCTCTTCGTCGAACATGCTCACCTCGTCAGCGCACGAAAGCGCGTCGGCATGAACGCGGGGTGGATCGGATTGGCTTCCGCCACGAGCTCGTCGGCCCGGGCCGCGTCTTGGTACAAGCGCTGGCCAAGAGCGAGCGCCGGCATCGTCGCGTTGAGCTGGAACGTGCGGAGCGCGGAAAGGTTCTCGGCAGCAGCTGTCAGCGCATCGACGACCGCCTGCCGAAGCTCGCGAAGGGCGAGGAACGACGCGTCGTCTCCTGCGTCGCCAGCAATCAGGATCTCCGCCTCGATCGCGCCGGCCACCACCGCGCGAACTGCCTGTGCGTCATCGTGCGAAGAAGGAACGTAGGCGACCGCGGCGCGCGCCATCTCTCCGATCGATGCCCTACGCAGTACTGCGGTGGTCGCATCTTGTGCGATGCGCATGGCGGTGCCCGTTTGCCCGGCGACGGGGTCAAGTGCCCGGGTGTAGCCGACCAAGCCGCCGAAGAGCCGCACGGCGTCGCCGGGGTTCTTCGCGACGACTGCCAGGCTCGAGGTGAGCGAGGCCGTGGCCCGCGGCAGGCTCCCCAATGTCGAGGCGTCCAGTGCCAGCGCGGCGGCCCCGAGCTCGGCGCTCGCCGTTGCCACGGCGGCCCTGCCCTGCGCGCCTTGGGCGGTCAACGTGCCGATGGATGTTGGAACTGCCGCGTCGCTACGGCGGTTGCGAGCGAACGCTGAACTCACGTTCGCCTGGCTGTAGCGGCCGAAATTGCCTGTCAGGAGACTGGCAAGGTTCGCGAGGTTGGTCGCATCACGCGAAGCGTGGCCCGCGAGTACCTGAAAGCCAGCGGCGGTGGCCACGACTCGAGCAACGATGGCATCGCCGAGGCTAATCACCCCACGCACGACACCGAGTCCCAGATTCACGGTCCGCGTGAGCGTGGATACGAAGTCTGAAGCGCTCGCGAGGCCCAGGGCATCGATCAGACCATCGACGATGTTCTGGCTCGACGCGGAGATTGCCGGGAACAGCCGATCACCAGCCTCGACGAACGAGAACGATATCTCCATATAGCGGCCGGTGTCCCAGCGCTCGACGACACCGAAGCCATCTGCAGGGATGGCGACGCGGAGCTCGCCGAGCGTCGGGTGTACCAAAATGCCGGGGCCCGCCCGCTCCACTGCCGAAACCATGGCTTCACGCTGCGCGATGACGTTACCGCCACCGTAGACAGTGCTGTCCTGGACCAAGAAGCCGACGAGGGTGATCTTGCGGGCGGACCGGCCGAGGTCTTCGATGTACGGCTTGTCGCGATTCGGATATTCGTGCACGGCCACGCGTCGACCGAAACGCGACTCGCCACCAAGTACCCCGAAGGGAACGCCGCGGAACGATGCAGGCTGTAGATCGTCGAACCAGCTCACATCGTTGCTCCTACGCCTGAAAAGCCGATGCGCGGCTGCGCGGCGATCACGCTTCCGGTGGACTTCGCTACGGCCTTCGTTCCGGGCGGCGCGTTCTTCAACTCGACCTCGACGGTCACGCTTCCGTCCTTCGCCGCGCCGCTGCTGTACGGGCCCTCAGGGGCCGCCAGTCTCGACGCCAGCGCACCACGTCGCGATGCCTCTCCCCGAGCATCCGCCGGGCGTTCGTACTGCGACGAGACGATCTGGCCAGCCGTGGCTGCATCCTGCGCGCCCCGCAGCGCCGCGCCCGCCGCGCGCTCGCCGCCTTTCGTCAGCTCGTAGTGAACGAACTTCAGCTGGTCTTCGAGCGAGGAACCTTGGATACCGCGACCAGACCAGTCCGCGAACGCCTTCTGCCGGTCCGGATGCCACTGAGCAATGCCGTAGGCCTTCCCGTTGTCGCCTACGGCATGCGGATTGAGCGAACTCTCGGCCGTAAGGTTTGCCGCGATCCCGGCTGCCTGGTTGCGACTCCAGCCCTGCTTCTCGAAGAACTGGACGATTCGCGACTGGAGGCCCGCGTCTACGCCGGCAGGATTCGCGGCGCCGTTGTATTTCTGGTCGTACCCATCGAAGCGAGCCGCCTTCGAGTAGGCGTTGTCCTTTTTTCCAACCAGGTCCAGCTGGGCACCGATCAGCTTCGTGTAGTAGTGCGAGAAGAAGTCACCGAAGCGCGTGCCATCGATTCCGTCGCTGATCTTCGTGCCGAGGTAAATGCCGGCGCCGGCCGCGCCGGCATACGCTCCTGCTCGGCCCAGGCCGCCAAGCGAGGATGCGCCTACCGCGGTGTTCGCAGCGGCAGCAGCGCCGGCCGCGGCCTCCATGGCGCCCAACTGGCCGATGTAGGCGAGAATCCCCGCGCCAGCCTTGATAAGCGTTCCGGAGAGCGAAACGACGCTGAGGATCAGCTGCCCGTTCATCACGAGCGCCACGGCGATTGCGGCATTCTGCCAGCCGCCGAGCCAATCGACGACGTCCTTGATGCCCTTTCCGAAGTCGCTGATCCCCTTGCCGACAGCGCGCCAGTCGATGCCATTCAGCCACTCGCCGAAGTCTTTCGCCCACGCCCCCACATTGGTCGCGATGAGTTCACGGTTCTTCGTAATCCAGATAGAGAGCTGTGTCACCAGCGGCTTGATCGCTGGAATCAGCGCATTCCCCAGCTCGTTCCTAAGGCCACGGCCAGCGCCCTCAATCTGGTCGAGGTTGTTCGCGAACTCGGTCGCCGACTTAAGAGCGGATCCGTCGAGCACGAGGCCCAGCTCCCGCGCCTTGCTCGTCAGCTTGTCCATCGCTGCCGGACCCTGGCGAAGGAGCGGCAGCAGCGCCGTGAGACCGAATTGACCGGCGACGAGGTTCTGCTGCTGCGGATTCTTCAGCCGGGCGATAGCACCGGCGAGTGCCTTGAACTGACCTTCGGCATCAACCGCACCGTCGGCTGTCCGCTTGATGCCCACCCCGAGACGGTTGAACAGCATGAGCGCCTGCTGGTTCCTGCCGTACAGGGCATCCTGCATCGTATCGCCGAGCGACTGCAGGCCGTCCGTGGCCGTGCCCGAGGCGATGCCCACAAGCTGCGCGGCCCCCTCAATCTCCTGAAGACCGCGCGTTCCAACGCCGCTACTCTGCGATGCGTAGGTGATGCTCCGGCCGACCTTCGCCCAGCCGCTCGCCAGCGCAACAACGCCGCTGACTGAGGCCACGCCGGTGATCGCCGAGAGAGGCGCCACAATCGCACCGAGTCCGCGCGCCGCGCCGAGCGCCGAATCACGGATCGATCCGAGGTTCTTGCCGATCTTCTCGAAGCCGATTTCCCGACCGAGGCTCTTGAATGACTTACCGACCTCGTCGAAGGGCCGGCTGACGCGGCTGAGCGCGTTCTCGACCTTACGCGCGGTGGCCGACGCTTTGTCAGCCGCGGTGATGACGATGTTGAAATTAGGCATCGCTCGTCATCCTCACAGCCTGGTCGTTCCACCACTTGATCTGGTCGAGGGTGAGGGAGCGCGCGTCATGCGGCCCCCACCCGTAGTACTTCGTGATCTCGGCGATCAGCCGTCCCCATCCGTCGGGGTCGCCTGACCACCGGCGGTAAAACTGCCGAGTGCAACCTCGGCCGCCATGAGGTCGGTCTTGCTGAACTTCTCGACCGCGCCGCGCGGGATCTTCGCCACCAGGCTGATCATCGTGATCAGCGAACCGACGTTCGTGTCGGCGCGCGCGGCCTTTTCCAGCTCGCCGGCAGTCGGCTCGCGCAGCTTGATCTCGCTGTAGGTAATGGCGTCCTCGCCTTTGCCCATGACCACCGGCTTGGCGAGTTCGAAAACGATGTCTTCTTCCACGATTACGACTCCTTGACAGCGCCCTGCGGACCTTCCCAGCGCACGTCGATCGTGCCGTCGGTCTGCTTGCTCGTCTGTGATTCGACCGTCCACATATTCCGGCCGATGATGGTCTTGCCGTTCGCCAGCTCGGCGACGACGGTTACGTTGGTCATGTCGTTCAGCGACTCGACGCTCAGGCCACCGGAGTCGCGAAGCGTCCCGGCAATATGGCCCTGCACGGGCTTCTCGCTATAGCCGTGCACGCCGTCCATACCGACGAGCGTCTCGCGGCTGAACTTCGACGGCATGTACTCGAAGTCGCCCACGAGCATGTAGGTCTGGCCGTCCACCGCGAGGTAGACGGTGCCAGCTAGGCGATTTGCGTTGTTTCCCGGCATCTCGATTCTCCAGATGTGCGAAAGCCGCCCGGAGGCGGCCTTGAGGTGTGGATTGGCGGTGGCGTTACGCCGACAGGCGGAACTGCGCCAGCACCGCGAAAACGCGCAGCTGGTTGATCAGTGCGCCCGGCCAGAGCACGTCGATGCGATTCGGATTGGTCGCGTTGCGCTGGACAATCAGGCCCTGCGCGAATGCGTCGGCACCCTGCACCATCCCCTGGTACTCGAGACTGCGGAACTCGGCGATGAGGTCGGCCCTGATCATGCCGGGCGTGACGATGGCCGATCCCGGCGCGAACCGGGTGCCGTCGTTCGCCAGCTTCACGCGGGCGTACTTCGACGTGATCAGGGTGGCCATGTCGCGGAGGATGAACATCAGGAGGAACAGGGTCTCGATCTCCAGATAGCTGTCGTCCGGCTGCCCGAACGCATTTTTCTGGTAGGTCGTGATTACGTTCTCCAGCGCGACCGTGCCGTCCTGCGCGACCGTGAACGTCGAGATGCCGTCGAACAGCAGCGTATTCCGCTCGGATCGCGTGTAGCGCGACGCGATGGGCGGCGGAAGGACAGCGTTCAGTGCGATCGTCTGGAGCGGTCGGCCGGGATCCGCTCGCAGCGCAACGGCCGCGGCGCCCGCGTAGTCCGCCGCCCAAACCCACGAGGGCGACGGCGAGTCGTTGAAGCCGAGAATGGACTCGTGCTGATTGTTCCGACCGTTGCCCAGCGTCGTCTGCGCACCGACCGTGCCGCGGTTCGCCGCGAACACATGACCGTAAAGCTGGTTCGTCCAGCTCCAGCGGCCCGTGCTGTCGCCCAGAAAGGCTTTGAGCGCGTCGAGCGAGGTTGCATCGGTGTACGGGCAGACGATGAAGTCGAACGCCTCGTCGCCGAGGTTCGCGAGCGCGGCCGTCAACGTGGGGTTCGTGGCACCGCCGGCCAGCGCGACGATCGTTGCGGTGATGCCGGCCGGGGTCGCCTCCGCGTTCGCCGCGCCACCGTAGTTGAGGCGAATGTCGATGTCGTTGCCGACCGCGCCCTTGTTCCGTGCGGTGACATTGACTTTCGTCGCGGTCGTGCCATCGACGGCGGCCGTGACGGGGAGGTTCGCCGCCGCGTTGATCGCGGCGGCGACGGCGGAGGCGATGCTCGCTGGCGTATCCGTGATCGCGACCGGAACGCTGACCTTCGGAACGAGCCTCGATGCGCCGATGTAGATCGACAGCACACCGGATGCGGTGGGTGCCCCGGCGAAAGAGATCGATCCGGCAGCCGCGACAGCACCCACGGCGTCAGCCAGCGGGAGATACCAGAGCTCGCCGAAATCGTCCGACGCGCGGTAAGCGCCCGTCATGAGCGCCAGCACGGAGCCCTGACCGCCCTTGGCGATCGCGTCGCTCGCCCCCTGGCTGATGATCGGAACACCAGCGGTTGCAGAGCCTTCGCTCGTGATCT